ATCACTCAGGGTTACGAGTACAGATATCTGAACCTTGCGTATGGTATTCAGTTTAAGATTACACGTGAGGCCGTTGATGACGGGAAATACCTGGCATTAATGGAGAAAGTTATCAAAGAGGGTACTCTCTCAATGTCTACCACTAAGGAAGTTGTTGCGGCGTCGGTTTATAACCGTGCGTTTAACAGCAACTATACCTTCGGTGATGGCTCTGAGCTGATTACCACTACTCACACAACTAAAGCGGGCAACCAGTCTAACACACTGGCGGCACAGGCCGACTTCTCTGAGGCTGCGCTTGAGGATATGGTTATCAAAATCAACAAAGTACAGAATGATGCTGGTAACGAAGTCGCTCTGCGTGCTCAGAAACTTATCGGGCCATCCGAGTTGGAGTTTGAATTCTGCCGCGTACTTAAATCAGTACAGCAGAACGATACAGCCAACAACGCAGTAAATGCGCTGCGTGAGATGGGCTCTATCCCGAAAGGCTATGTATGCAGCCCATTCTTGACTGACGCTGATGCTTGGTTCCTTAGAACTAACGCAGCTGATGGCATGAAAGGCTTCAACCGTATAGGTCGCGAGTTTAAAAAGGATTCGGCCTTCACTGAAGAGGCAGGACTTTATAAGTTCTACGAGCGTTATTCGTTCGGTGCTTCGGATTGGAGAGGAATCTTTGGCTCTTCTGGAGCTTAGTGTTTGGTCCAATGATTCATAAGGTGGGGCGGCTCTTCGGATTACCGCTTCACCTGCACTAACCCCTAAGCGTGCCACGGCACGTCAAAATGACGCAAAGGAGTTACAGAAATGGGAGCACCATCAAGATTTCCAAATGGCGTGGGAAACGTCACTAAAAGCAATAACCTAGGCATGTATGGCGCGCCAGATCCGGCTAAATGGCATACATTCTTTGATGATTTCGATACGTACGCAGCGGCTGACTGGGTCGTGACAACCACTGAATTGGGAGCAGGCTCTGCTACCGAAGCGGTCGGCGATGTAGATGGCGGCGCGCTGGTACTTACAAACGCAGCTGGCGATAACGACTTAGACTTCCTGCAGTTGGCGGGCGAGTCGTTTCTGTTCGAAAGCGGCAAGCGTTTGATCTTTAAGGCTCGTTTTAAAGTAAGCGACGCCACGCAATCCGACTTCATCATGGGTCTGCAGATCACAGACACAACCCCTCTGGACGTAACCGACGGCGTGTTCTTCCAGAAGGACGATGGCGACACTAACCTTGATTTCCATGTAGAGAAGGACAACACAGCGACCTCTGCAAGCGCAGTGGCTACCGTTGCTGATGATACGTTCATCGAGGTTGGCTTCGACTACGATGGTAAGGACAAAATCGAGTACTACATCGATGGCGTCAAAACCGGAACGTCCGTCACGACTAACCTGCCTGACGATGAGATACTGACTGTGTCTTTCGGCATCCAGAACGGAGAAGTGGCAGCTAAGTCCATGACAATTGATTACATTTTTGCAGCTAAGGAGAGATAGAATGGTAAAAAAGAAAGAGGATAAAAAAGTAGAGGCTGAGGATAAGGTGGAGACGCCAGAAGCTGAGGCCGAAACGGAAGCTCCAGAAGCTGAAGACGGCACAGCTGAAACGGAGGCACCGCAATGGGGCTTTGAGGAGAAGGTTATCGCTGACCTGAACTATCTGGCTCAGAAAGTCGGCAATCCCGACAAACTGGAAGTGAATAAGGAGTAATCCTATGCGACCAAAACAGTTCACGATGAGCCTCGCCACGGCTATTGATCCAAACGGGGTTTTCCAAGACCAAACACTTGGCAGGGCTGGCAACTTCACGCTTAACGGTGCTGAGGTTGTCGACGGCGAATGGGTTAGTCCTGACGCAGTTGCCAAGAAGATAGGCTTTGAAAGCGCAGCTAACCTGTCTGCAGTAACTATTACTGTTACAGGCTTCCGCGATGCCAATAGAGAGCTTCCTATCACGGAGACTCTGGCCGGCCCTAACGCGAACACCGTGGAGACGACTAACTACTTTTACTCTATCCAGACGATATCCGCTGACGGCGCAGTTGCTAGCAATATCGAAGCTGGGTCAGTAGATGAGGCCGCAAGCCGAATCCTGCCGCTAAACTGGAGGGGTGGTAATGTTGCGTTCAATATCGCGGTTTCTGGCACGGTTAGTTACACCGTACAGCAAACCTTCGACAACACGGCGGATGAGGATGAACATCCGTTTACTTGGACTGATCATGACTCGACAGCGCTCGTTGCGGCTACGACGACGCAGAATGGAAACTATATTGCGATACCACGGGCAATGCAGATAATCATTAACAGCTATACCGCTGGGGCATCTCTGGAGGTTAGCGCAAGTCAATCGGATTTATAATTATGGCTAAGATTCCAGAGCCTAACTTTATTTGCGACGCTTCGGGAGAAAAGCACCCGAGGCGGTACGCTCGTAAGCAATGGAACGGCCTTATTGTACATAAAAAATATTGGGAGCCTAGACACCCGCAAGACTTTGTAGATCCAGTGCGCGGCCCAACTGCCGTCAAGGATGCAAGACCAGAAGTGGAGCCAGTAAGTGCAACAGTAACGGACAAGGATTCAATCATATAATGGCTTGCAAAAAAGGTACAAAGAAAAAAGGGCGCAAGGGCGGCAAAGGCTACTAGAGAGGGATTGCCATGGCGACATCAGGTTCTTACGATTTCACATCGACGACTGGCGATATTATTAGGGACGCGTTGTACAACATTGGTATCCTGGCGCAGGGTGTAGAGCCGGACAGTTATCAATACGATAAAGGTGTCCGTCAACTTAACCTGATGATTAAGTCGTGGAAAAACAAAGGCATCGACCTTTGGTGCTACCAACAGATAACAATATTTCCTGTCGTCGGGCAGGAGTTCTTCAAAATCGGCCCTTCTGGTGATAGGGCTGCTGCAGATGCCCACCTTACTAACCTCGCCGCAGATGCCGCGTCTGGCGCTAGTACAATCTCTGTTGACGCTATTGGGGACACGGCCAGTGGTGACGCAATAGGGGTTGAGCTGGACGATGGCACTCTGCAGTGGACTACAGTTAACGGGGCGCCATCCGGCACAACAATTACGTTAACCGATAGGCTTACAGGGGCGGCTTCGGATAACAATCGTGTCTACACTTACAATGCCCTGACGCAGCGCATAACTCGGTTTATGCAGGGGCGCACGATAAATAAGACTGGCAACGAGGCTATGATGCACGAGGTGTCGCAGATGGAGTACGACCTTGTGACGCCTAAGAGCTCGCAGGGACTGCCGAACCAATGGTATTATAACCCGCAGCTGGATAACGGGAGGTTCTACGTGTGGCAGACATTCTCCAGTGTGTCTGACGTTATACGTATCACGGGGCAGCGACCTATACAGGATGTCGATGTAGTTACAGACAATCCTGATTTTCCTGTCGAAGCGCAGGAGATGCTGGGATGGAACCTGGCCAGAAGAATGCTAGTCCCATACGGCATAACCGATCCGGAAGTAAAACAAGAGGTCAAAGAAATGGCCGCAGAAACGCTTGCCGACTTCGAAGATTACGACACCGAAACAGCGTCTTTACAATTTGTGCCGGGGTGATAGATGCCTGCATTAAACGCTACAAAACAGTCGTATAAAACAGACAGTATACCGCTCAGCCCACAGCGGCTGATAAACCTATATTACGAGAACGCGCCGCGCGAGGGTAAATCCGAGGGTGTGCGTTATGGCACGTCTGGCCTTAAGGTCTGGGCGGACGTAGCAAACGACCGCATCTGGGGCATACATAAGATGGGCGATAACCTGTACGCTGTCGTCGGAGATAATGTTTACCGGATATCCAGTGGCACGACCGCCACACTGCTAGGAAGTATCGGAACTGTGGCAAATGTCGTTATAATGGCGGATAACGGTGTCGACGTTATTATCCTGAAGGAAGAGGGCGACGCCTGGCTAGCTGATGAGAGTAGCCTTACGCAGATAACGGACGCGAGTTATCAGTCAGCTAGCTCTGTAACGGTTCTGGACGGCTATGCTATATTCAGCAAACTGGACAGCAACCAGTTCTTTATTTCCTCGCTACTGGACGCAGCCACATACGACGCCACTGAAATAGCCTCAGCTGAAGAGAGCCCAGACAAGATTGTTGCTGTATTCGCGCACCGTGGCCAATTATGGGTGTTCGGTGAGGAGAGTATAGAAATTTTCTACAACTCCGGCGCACTCGATTTCCCGTTCCTTCCCTTACAACAGGCAGCGATGAGCCGGGGTTGTGCCGCTAAGAGGTCGATAGCTCAGGAAGA